GTTAAAGCCCGATCCCCCCATCCCCGCCGAGGAGATCGGCGAAATTGTCCTGCCGATTGGCTACATAGGCCCGATCCACCCGGGGTCCGCTGGCCTGGGTCCACCCCTCCATGGCCGCGGTGATGGCGTCGGCCAGGGCCAGGGCGGACGCGTAGGTTTCGGCGTAGCAGTCGATCTGGATGCGCACCTGTTGGAAACGGCCATTGTTGGCCCGGCAATAGACCGGCAAGGTACTGATGCGCCGGTAGGTGGCGGCGGGATAGGTGGGCGATTGGGGCAGGTGCTCCGGGTAGAGCCTGGTGCTAATCAGAGCACTCACCCCGGCGTCCCCGGTCAATTCTGCCCACAGGGCGGCTTCGATGCTCATTTGCCAATCCGTTTCTGCACCCGCGCCCACAACTCGCGCTCGATGATGTTCAGCGCCTCGCCTCGCTTTGTATCGAAAGCCGGGCGCATATATGGCTGCGCCCGCGCCCCCGGATGTCGTACCCCTAAGCGAAAGAACCGCCCCATAATGCGTAGCAGCTTCCCTTTGGGTGGCTTGATCGTGTGCGGCTTCGTCCCAAACTCGACCAGGTGTGCGTAGGGTGCCCCTTCCCGGCCACCCTTTGGCCCTACCAGCACCGCAGCCCCATAGCGCTTCTGCTGCCGCCGGTCGCTCGGTCTCACTGTGATCGAATCATGCAGTTGCATCGACCGCTTGGGTACCAGCCGCCGCGCCTCATTGCGGATCGGCACCCCCCCCGCCATCAGCGCCGCCCTCTGCTCGCTTGGCTCAGCCACCTTTGCCAACTCCTGGAGTTGGGCCGACAACTGATCCAGTCCCAACACGATCTTATTAGCCATCTGTCACCGCCTCGCAGCGCAACACCGTCCGCCCAATCGCCCGCTGGGGGTCCACCTGGGCGATATTGAGCGTCTTGCCGCGCCATTGCAGGCGCATGAGCGGGGTGATGTCGCTGCGGTAGCGCAAGGTGACATCCCAGAACCCCGTCGCCTGCACCTGGTCGCTGTCTGGCTGGAAGCGCTCGGTTGCGCTGGCCATGCGGACTTTGGCCCAGACGGTGGTCAGGGTGGACCAGGTGGGGATTTCCTCGCCTACGCTGTTGCGCGCCACGCTCTTGGATTGAATTACTATCCGCTCGTTGAGTTCACCGGTTCGCATAGGTTGTCACCAGACTCTATCCATCATCACTAGCGACTCATAGGCCAGGGGAATCTCTTTGGGCATCGCCCCGCTGGAGACAATCGCCTCCCGGTTCTCGTACCAATGCCCCACCAGGAGCAAAATCGCCTGCTTATACCGCTGGGGAATATCGGCCACATCTGCCCACCCGCTCACATAGGTCACAGTGATCGGGCTGGCGGGGCGCAGGGTGGCGGTGGGCCAGCTTTTGTTATAGCCCAGATAGACGCGGCCCGGTGTACGCATGGTTTCGACGACGTAGTTGGAGGCCCCCCAGACGGTGGTGTTGCCGTCTGTGTCGGTGTAGACAATACTCGTCACACTCTGCAACGGCGGCCTGGGCAACACAATCGTCTCGCCTGCGGGCCAGGCGTCCAGAATCAATTTCCAGGTCGTCGTAAAGAGGCTGCGCCCGTTGATCTCCTCGAAGGCTTGCCGAGCAGCGGCAATCAACGCCGCAATCAGGGTGTCATCGTCGGCGATGTCCACACGCAGGTGGCTCTTGGCCTCGGCGGTGGTGACGGGTTCGGAGGTGGGGGCGGTGCCCAGAATCAACTCGCTCATGCCAGGAATCCTATGGCATCTGCCTGCCATTTGCGCACTTGTTCTACGGTTGTTCCGTCCAGGGCTTCAGCCAGGGCCAGCGGGTCGGCGTCGGCCAGGGCCTGGTAGGTGGTGATGCCCAGGCTGCGCAGGGCCGAGGCCCTGCGCGGGCCAATCCCCCAGATGGATGTCAGGCGGTCGGGCAGCCACTCCTCCACCGGAGCGGGCTGGGCTGGAATCAAGTCAGCCTCATTGGGGAGCGCCTCGGCCTTGCCCGACCGCAGCAACTGGTCGCCGGTCTGTTCGTCCACCTCCAGAACCGTGTCCGCTGTCTGTCGCCGCCGATTGACAACCGCCCCCCGCACCATCACTATCTTCATTCCAGCCCTCCCTTTCCTCTTACTTCAGTACGCCAATCACAGTCACTGTCACCGGATTGCTGTTGCTCACATCGGCGTAGAGGCAGGCATACCGGCCATAGACGCCGAAGGGTTGCAGATCGCTGGCGTCGGCGGTGTTGCTCGCCACCACATTGATCCCGTCGGTGTAGGTCACTTTGTCGTTGGTAAATTGCAGCTTGAGCGTGGTTGTATTGGCAACCGACGCCACCAGCGTCTGGTCGATGTTGTACTGGATGTCTGCGATACTGTAACCCGCCGCCTCAAAACAGGTGGAGCGGGCGTCAGCAGTCAGCGCCGTCCCCGGCCAGAAGGTCGCCAGACTCCAATCCGTGCTGTTGGCGGGGTAGACGTTGACCGCCACCGGCGTGGGCGCAGCAGCGGGCGCAGCAGCGGGCGCAGCTGCGGCCTCGAAGCCGACGCTGAGGGGGATCAGCAAGGCCAGCACGAGGGCCACTACTACAAAAATCAATCCAAATCGCTTCTTCATCTCTCATCCTCCGTGAAAGAGGGAGGAAGGGCCGCCCCTTCACCCCCTCACCTTGTCAGCTTGTCTGTGGTTAGGCCGTGGCCTGCTCGAAAGCAAAACTCTCGGCGTGGCGCGCATCGATGTCGATGTCTTGCAGCGCCACGATGCGCACAGTGCCGCTGGTGCTGTGGGTGTAGGGATCGACCAGAATATCGATGCCGCTCCACATACCGATCAGCAGGTCCGCCCAGTTGCCAAAGAACATAAACGACTCGTTGCCGCCGCCGCCGCCGGTGGCGCGCACCTGGTTGCTCACCAGCGTCCGGTAGCCGTTGACCGGTGTGGCGTTGCTCTGGCTGTCCCAGATCATCACGCTGTCAGACGAACCGACTTTGGCCGTGGTCTTCAGCTTGCCCCGCACCGCGGCGTTGGTCACATAGGTCAGCGCGCCCATGTCGGCGTTGGCGCTGGCTACCTCTGTCTCCAGGCCGACGATGGCGGCCCAGGTCCAGGCACCGACGCCGGGGGCACCGACGCCGGTGATGTTTTCGATGCCGTCGGGCTGGTTGGGGTCGCTGCCGCTGTCGCCGTGGAGGGCGGCATAGTCCACGGCCAGGCCCAGTACCGTCATCAGGTCGTTGCGCACGAACATCTCCACATCCCGGCTGCTCTGCACCAGCAGGCGGCGGGTGAAGTCGGTGTAGGCCCCCAGGGTCTTGGGCGATAGTTCGACCTGGCCGATGGTCTGCTGGCTCTCTGTGGGGGAACTGCCCTCGCCCACCCAGTAGGCCGTCGCCCCACCGGTCTGCTTGGGGATGTCCACATTGCCCACCAGCCCGGTGAGCATGGTGGCCCCGGCCTGGCGCACGATCACCCGGTTGCGCAGAAGCTCGATAAAGCTGCTGGCCAGCAGGTCGGTGGCGACCAGATTGCCGCCGGCGGTCGCCGTGCCTACGTTGAGGTCCCGCTGTTCCAGCGACCGCTGCTCCAGCACATCGGCGGGGACGAAGAATCCCCCTGGCTCCCCCCCCAACCCCTTGTGGACGGCCTCGCTGGCCTCCAACTCCAATTCTGCCCCCTTCCAGGCGTTGCGCTCGCCGCGCTGGGCTGCTGTCATGGCCCGGATGGCGCGCACAACGCTGTAGTTGCGCAGGTCTGCCCCCTGCATCCCGATCTGGGGGCTGGGCTTGGGGGTCTTGTCTGCCCCGTCCCGCTGTTCGGGGGGCAGGGCGGCGTCCAGGGCCTCCCGGCGCTTGATCTCGTTGCCCAGGTTTTCGGCTTCGCCCATGAAGCTGTCGAAGTCTTTCGACTCCTGCTCGCTCATGGCGCGCTTTTCGCCGTCTACGATGTCCTGCAAATGTTTGGCCTTGGCGAGGGTTGCGGCTCGCTCCCGGCGCAGTTCCAAAATTTTGCTCATCTCATGCCTCCGCTAAAAATAGGGATAATC